GCGGCTGCAAGAACTGCTTGACTGTCCCTTGCCATTCCAAGCAATGTATTGCAAGTCATGCACAAAATTCCTCTAATTTTAATACCACCAGTTAACTTTTCGTATCGGTGATCGTGGTCTACAACCCAATTTGGAAGTTTTCCACCACGCGCAAGACCAGGATTAGTGCACCCGCATATTAAACAACAACCACCCTGTTCAGCTAAAAGTTGCATTTTTTGAGTATACGTAATGCCAAACTTAACTTTCAGGTGTTCTGACGCCCTGTATTCAGGGCCTCTTACTTGCCTACGAATTTTTCTAGTACGATTCACCCTAGTTCTATTCTTTTTGTGCCACGCAATACTATAGGCATTCATTTTTCTTTTGTGGCGAATATAGTGCTTCCTACACTCATCTTTACGATATTGCCGGAAGCCATCGGGATCGCGTTTTTTCCAGTCTAAACGCCATTTACGTGTAGCTTTTGACGCCTTAGTCATCCACACAGTCCTGCGCCGAGCATGGGTGTTAAATCCGTCGATTGCGATTCAGGTTTGATACCTTCGTCCACTTCCACCGGCGTTATAATAGAGGGCTGGGTCCAGCCCATCCCTGGCCGTCCAAACGCATCGCAGTTTTCTTCGAATACAAGGTTCCAAGCGGCGTCATCACGCGACCACGTAGTTATTTCTTTCTTGGCCATCATCACCTGAAGCCGTGGAACAAACCGTAACTGCTGCGAAATCACGTCAGGAATATCGTCGTGGTGATGACTGGTGAGGCACCGTTCAAACTCAGAATACAGCACATCTAAGTGAGGAAGATGCGCCGCGAAAAATAATCGGTCACCAACCAGCCAAGGATGCATCGATGCCATACGTGTTTTCTTGGCGTCTTTTTGCGAGTCAGGCGGAAACCATTCAATGCGCTGAGCGGCTGCTGCTACCCAATCCTTACCTGTCTTTTGTGCTTCTAGCAGAATCGTAGGCTCAAGAAACCGCGAACCGGACGTGTCTTCTATCGCCGCAATCGTAGGATGCCACTTAGCGATCAAATCTACGACAGCCTTAGCCAAGGTCGTATGCGTAAAGCGATTACGAATCAGATCAATAATGAACAGTTGGGATTTGCTGTTGTACATGCCTACAGCCGCAGTGCTGTAGTCACGACCCTTTTTCTTGCTAAACGCAAAATCCCACGTAATGACTACTGGTCCGTTAACCGGTAATTCTTTAAAATGGACAGTGTGCCGCTTTAGCAAAGCTTCATCAAAAACCACTGTGCTACGCGGTCGCGGGTTTTGATTAATCTGACCTTCGAAAGAAAGTTCATCTTCTTTTTGCATGTACCTGAGTTTCTCATAAGGAAGATTCTCAGGAAACAAGATGTACCAATCTTCTTTTTTCAGATCATTTTCAGTAAGTTGACCAGCTACAATTTTAGCTTCGAATTCTGGTTTCGGTTGCCAGCCTTTGCCGATTAAAAACTTATCGCCAGTCTCAACATTGGTAGTTAAGACCCACGGACGAGGATCGAGATTATTTAGTCCATTGACAACTATGGACTCGCCTATATTCTTTTCTAAATAATCGCCGTACAACTCGTCGTCTGAATACCTTGTCCCAATAAGATCAAGGTATCCATAGGGCATCAACATTTTTTTGTTAATGTTGAAGTGCTTAATAACCTTTCGACGCTGTTCAACTGATTCAGAATTATCCGTCGAAACTATGTCATCACAATTGTGGGTTACCGCACCGGGTACACAAATAGTCGCATCTTGCTCAACTTTAATAGCCACCACAGTTCCCGTTCCCATAGGCCTTACAGAGTCGACTATAGAGTATTCGGAAAAATATTTCTTGTGCGTTAACAATCCCCAAAGACGCATAATCCTATTTTCCGAACCGTTCTTAACAACAGAACACGAAAAGCCTAATCCCAACTGTTGCTTTGCAAGGAGTGCTGTCGCTGCTAATTCTTTTGAGACTGTTGTTAGACTTCCTCGAACATCACCGTCTCCGTCCCACAATCCTCGGCATAGCGCCATAAGGAAATTACTAGGCGCGGTAAGCGCCCAAGATGGAATTTGTTTCCGATAAGGGCCAACATACATGCTCTTAAAAACACTAAGCAAATCTTTGGGAAGACGCTGGACGAAAAGAGTAACTGATTTGTGCGGAGTAGGTGTAATTCTATATTTAAGCGCTCCGTGACGAACAAATGTTTTTCCAATAGTTTCTGCTATTGATCGTTCATCAATGTGGTGGCTAAAAATCAGTCCTCCGTGATTAACTGACCCTTCGGCAAGCCACCAGCCAACCGCATTCCACAAGTCTTCGTCTAAAGGAATAGGGGGATAAACTATTTCTTTAACAACCGGGCTCACAACCCTATCCCCTGGCTGCAAGTCTTTTGCTAATCTCCAACCAGTATCCGTAAGAAAAGGATGATCCACGGAGCACTCAACAGGAAATCCATGTGACTTTCTCAATAGGACTTTTACTTTTTCTGCTTGTTGTTCAGCCAACCCCACAACTCGTCGATACCTGCCAAGATGCGTCAACACCTCGGTACCAATTTTTAATTCCTTCACTTGGGAACAACCTTGTTTTGTATACACCCAACTCGAAGGGGCTAAACATTTCAAAACTTCAAAGTGCCAGCCAGACATAGTAGAGCCAATAGAAAGTGCCATTACTGTTGGTTCTTTACGCTTGATCTGTTTAGCTGTCCACACAGGACAGGTGAATTCTCCAGCCCCACCTAAATCTTTTTCCTGAACACAGTACTCAGGAAAGTATAGATTCATCATGCTTGGCGTGTGGGTTCGAACAACAAAGTGACCTTTTAAATCATCGACAAAGCCAACAGCCAAAGGGACAGTCGCTGTTAAAAACAAAATACGAATTTCTGGAAAACATAGAATCCACTGTACAGCATCGCCTACGTCGCAAGTAGACTTCATTGCACCTCTGGGGTATAGAACAAGGCGACGTTTACATATAAGGTCTTGCTCGGCTATTGTTTTAGCCGGGTCTTTTTTAATAAACAAATCGCACAGTGGCCGGTGTGTGGCTTCCGTAATTTTGTTAAACGACAGCGGCTTTCCAGCACCTTCGGGATTCGTATCCCACAAAAAGTACCGGTTCAAAAAGAATAAATCTCGCTGCGCCCGCCGACGAGTTTCACTAACCACAGGTGCAGCTAGCAGCCGCTCAAGCCCAAGATTAGCCCGGTCGGCGATCTGCCGCCGAACCTCTTCGTGGGAACAATACCAGTACCACTGATCGTCCGGAATCCGGTCAATAGAACCGTACTCTTGTTCTTTCTCGGGAATCCACGTTGCAAGATTGGTTAACCGATCAGGTATGCGTGCTGTAAAAACCATGCTTTTAACCAACCCGTGTAGAAAACAAGAAACATAGTATTGCCAGCCACTGCTCCCGCAACCACGCTAGCAATGTATAACAGATACAGTGTTATGCAAAATGCCGCCCACCGTGCATTTAGATAGGCTCGCAAAATAAAATAAGTCACAGCCAAAATCGGAAGACAGAGGTTGTAGTACGTTAACTTAATAGCAATAGACGGACCCAACCAAAATTTATGCGTATCCGGATATCCGGCAAGGATGTTAGCTTCTTGCCAAGTAGGGATAAAACTGGAACTGATGTACGATATAGTTACATCAAGAATTTCCAGTGTAAGCAATAGTAGCAAAGTAACGTATAGACCCGCAAAGTCATTCCAGCGAATTCTATTTAGGAATGATTTCATTTAAAGCTCTTTAGGGTCATCGCCAGACGTGCACGCTGAGCGAGTTTGCTGTTACCTTTGGCCGCAGTGCGGAGTTTGGAAGCCGGAATGGGTTTACCCTTCTTTGCACCGAGAGCTTTACGAAGTGCTCCAGGGTGCTTAATCGCTTTCTTAATCCAGCGTGCCATGACTACTCCTTCGTGGCATTTTTTGCCTCAGACAACGCAATGGCGATTGCCTGTTTTCTTGATGTTACCTTCGGTCCTTTTTTAGAACCGCTGTGTAGCTTCCCTGACTTCCACTCCCTCATCACTTTAGATACTTTTGCCTTACCACGTTTAGAACGCCACACTTGCTTACCGCCGCCAAGTCCCCGACGAGCTGTTTCAACCAATCGTGCCATTACACACCTCCAGCCGGTGCGCCACCGCCGCCCATCGCGGCCATGAGCGCTGCTTTCTTTTCTTCGTCCGGAGACTCTTGCGGTTCAGCCGCCTCTTCCTCTGGCCCCATGTGCTCGGCCATATGTGGCTGCAAGCCAGCAAGATCGGGATAGGTGTGCTCTTCTGGTTCTACCGGAGGCTGGCCCTCTTCAGGCTGCATGTGATTGGCCGCGATATAGCCCTTGTTTGCCGACCGGCGAACGTGAATGTGGTGCACCCTTTTCTTTTCCGGTTTCTTCTTGCTGTCCTTACCCATCGAATGGGCTGCATGTTCAGATTTCTTTGCCATAGTCAATCCTTATGTTGAGTAGTAGATATAGACCGAGCCGCTGTCAAGTTCGGTTACTTGGAAATCGTTCCACCGAATACCGGTCGGAAGTAGAATGTACTGCGAGATATCCTTGTCTTCAGCCACGGCTTCAAACAAGACCACGGTTCCAGCAGCGTTCTTGATCTTCAGATTGTCTGCCGTTGCTTGTGGGTCAACCCAATGAATCGCCCGAGGATAAATAG